CACTTGTTGAGACAACAAACCTTCTAACTGCATATAAGTTTCTATATAGTTACTATTTATTTGTTCCATAGTATATATTATACACTATACAGTAAGACTCTACAATAGAGAATACTAAAAAAATATAAAAAAATATACTATAGAGCTACTACAAAGCATACTTTATAGTACCGGACTGTGGTATTTTAGCAACAGTGATAGATATCTTTTTATTTCTAGATGATAATGCCTAGTATTTTGCTAAATATGTGAGTGGGGTATATATATAATATGCATGCGTGTGCGTTTTTGCGTGTACCCCTACGCATTATGCGACTCAGCCATGCAAATTTTGCAAAGGAAACCTAATTAAACCTCTGTAGTAGTAACATAGTGTTACTACAGAGGGTTAATTAGTAGTTAATTGCTGACGAAATCTCGCTAATTCATCCGAAGGATGGAGAGATTGGTAACATTCACTACTACGTAGTGGCTAGACAAAATCACTCAAGTCTTTGACTTGCAAGGCTTTTTCACTGCTTTGCAGTCAATGCATAGCTGCTCTGCAAAGGATGAAATGCTATGCATTTTGAAGAGGCTTGACAAGGCCAAATGACGATACTATTGTAGCTTTTAGTACGAACTCTAGTGAGTTCTAAAAGCGAGCAATAGAGAGAGGAAAAACAATGCCGTATATATTCGTTGGTTTACTCATGGCATTCTTTGCCATGTTTGCTGCTGATCGTTTCAACGATCCATGGCTGATTGGAGGCTGTGGAATACTGTTCCTTATAGGATCAGTATATGTAATTCTTGGTGTTAAAGACGAAGTTAATTAATAACTCTGTAGTAGTAACGAAGTGTTACTACAGAGTTTTAATTAAAATATTATGGAGAAAATCATGTCAAATCTAGTATCAAATCTTCAATTTGAAATCGACCAGTTCCTTGATAGCAAGTATCAAGTTCATACTTCCACCTGTGGTGGAGCAGTAGATCTTCATGACCACGAAGGATGGTGGCTAGCTACGCTAGACGAAGACGAAGCAAATATTGAAAATATTTCTGCGATATCATTCTAACCTATTAACCTCTCTATAGTAGTAACCTTGTGTTACTACAGAGAGTTATATAGAACTGTTCAACAACCAGCCAGAAGCAAGTGCTTCGATACATAGGAGATAATCATGGCTACATTCCAAATCTTTGTTAAAGGTAAGAAAAATAAAACATCTTGGATTGACCTTGAAAAAGGTAAAGACATATTCAGCAAGTCTGCTGAAACTGGGATGCCAATCAGAGTTATCCACCCTTCGGGTAGCTTCAAAGTGATCCGCAATGCTGACAATCTCCCAGAGGGAGAGCCAACATCTAGCAGAGCCTAGACTAAATAATAAACCTACAAGGGTATTATTTAGAAACTTTAACAATGGAGTATATTATGAAAATTTTACCTTTAAGAGATGGTAGCACAGGTTTTCGTTTTCAAGTATTTGGTATTCAAGGTTTATTCCGCAGGAGAGCTTTTAAAAAGCTGTGGAATGTTGGATCAGGTGAAACCTGTAATAAAATCAACTTTGGTAAGAATGTCTTATACATTCAAAAATCCACACCATCTAAATACTTTGCAAGATTTGCAGGTTAATATATAAATTAAATGGGGTTACAGCGAAGCTGTACTTCATGTAGCCCCATTTGGTGTATATATTAGCAACAGGAGATAGCTATGCTAGTAAAAGAAGCTAAAACATACGGTAATATATCTCAAGGTAATACAAAGATGCCGGGTACTACCTTTGCCATAGATGCATTTGCTTGCATTACAGGTAGTAAACTTGCAAAGATAGAAGGTACACCTTGCCACTCTTGCTATGCAAGAAAGTTGCAGAAGCTACGTCCTAGTGTGGATCAAGGCTGGAAGGCTAATCTTGCCAAGTGGCAGAAGTCTGACAAGTCTATGTGGGTCTTTGCTATGGTCTTTCAAATAGAAAGATACAACACAGATGGCTATCATAGATGGTTTGACAGTGGAGACTTACAGTCTGTAGAAATGCTTAAAAACATCGTAGATGTTGCATTGCTAACACCAAAGATCCAACACTGGCTACCAACTCAAGAGCGTAGCATCGTTAAACAGTACCGCAAACAGTATGGACAAGAGCCATCTAATCTAGTGATTAGAGTATCAGCATCAAAAGTAGATGCACAAAAAGCTCCAGACTTTGCTAATACATCTACAGTATTCAAGGACAAAGCACCCATTGGCAAAGTATGCAAAGCAAACACTAGAGGTAATCAGTGTGGCCCTTGCAGGGATTGCTGGGATGCCACTGTCGAGATTGTATCCTATCCAAAGCACTAACTTAATTGGAACTCTTAGTAGAGTATCTACGATACTAAAGAGTTACAATTAAATATGGAGATTGTAATGAAAAAAATAATCCACATCAATCAGCACATCATTAAACGCAATGCCAAAACTGGAGAGCGTAACCCTGTAATTACTTGTAAGACATACAAGTCTAATGACTATGCTCATGAGGTTGCTATTGATGGCCCTTGCAAGATAGTGTATAGTCCAGACAAGCCGCTATCTTGTGGGGCTAAAGTGTGGATAGAGACAGAAGCCGGAGTACAATTAAAGATTGTAGAGGAGACTTTGAAATAATGCCAACATATAATTTTTTAATTAAATGTATTGAGTGTGATGGTGAAGGAGAATACCAACTAAGTTCAAATCCATCTTCCCCTATTTATGAGTGTAGATATTGTCAAAATGGTTGGACTGAAGAGACAGACTTCTATGATTCCATAAAAGACCTTCAGCAAGATTATCCTGATGCTGTAGACATCTTTGATGTAGATGACGAATTTTAATAAAAAGGAGTGCAAGTAATGGAATTAACAATGTATAATATAGATGAAGTACAAGTTCAAGAACGTAAGCATAAAAATTTTTCTGTATACTCTGTTACAGTAACCGGAAAGACTTACGGAGATAAGGTATATCAGACTGAAATCAAGCTATTCTCTGATGATACCTCTAAATCTTTTAATGATTTAGTAGGTCAAATCCAGACAGTGGACATGGAGAAAGATGAAGAATAAAATATCCAGACTGCGTAGTACGCATCATAAATATATGGGTCAGCTTAGACGTAGTGGTGCGGCTGGCCCACATAAGGACAAGTCAAAAGAGATACCTCGTAATGAAAAACACAAAGGAAAAAAAGATGAAAAGATTTAAACTGGCATTTGAAAATGGACAAGTTGTTGATATCATTGGCAGAAACTGGAAGGATGCAGTAGAGAATTATCTGAAATCTTCAGAGATGTCTCCAGTAGATATAAAGGATATCAAAGAATGGACGTGAAGTTTTCATATAAAGAATATGAGATAATAAAAAAACATATGAATTTATATCTACAAAACTACAAGATAGGTGATCCATTTGACATAGAGCCTATGATTGCTAAGAGTATTATTCATAAGATAGAAAAAGAGATGGAAGATGAATTGCCATAAATGTAATACTGACATAGGAGTGCGAGGTGAAAAAGGCTTTCTTCTTGACAGTTTGAATGTGTGTTGTTATTGTTGGATAAAGATTGACAAGGAGAAAAAACATGGGAGAAAAAGAACCAACCCTAGACACCAGATCATACAATCACGTCAACATTCTGCGAGAAGAAATTGAGTTGTTAAAGTCTTATGCAACTCAGGTTTCTGATAATGCAAAGTTAGTACAAGATATTGAAACAACTACACATATGTTACACTGGCACATTGAAAAGATAATGAAGGAGAATGGCAAGTGAGTGATGTTTATAAACATAGAATAGGTTACTCAAGTAAGCTAAGAGCCATGCAACATTTTGTAGATAAAGAATACTTTATATTTAATGAAACCAATCAAGGGCCAATAGATTTTGTAGCTGTACATTCAGATGGTGATGTTAAGTTTATTGAATGTAAAACTTTATCAAGAAGATCAGATGGTTCTAAAATACATAGAATACTTTCAATAAAACAAAAGAATTTAAATAAAAATTTTATAAAAAATAAAATAAATGCTAAAGTAGAAATAGTTTATGTTGACCCCGAAACAAATGAGGTATGGGCATGAGTATGGAATGGTATCAAGAGATTGCACTAGAAAATATCTACGAAGAAATCGTAGATGAGTTACTGAAGACAGACTTGTCTGTGCGTGAAGCTGAAACGCAAGCGGCAGAGTTAGCTAGAGAAAAATACATGGAGATGTCAGAATGAAAGAATATAATTGGAACTATGAACGTGATCCTATTCCTATACTTAACTATGTAGAGAGAATCTATGATCAAATAAATGATGTTTGTCAAACTCTTAGAGATTTTGAAGGAGATATGTATATATCTGATCTGAGAAAACTATATGATATGGAGCATAAACTAGCATATTTAGTTGGGCAAATTAAAAATGAGAGTGAAGAATGAGTGATAAGAAAAAGGAAAAAGAACTTAAAGATATTTTAGAAAAAATATTAAACAGAACAGATTCAAAGTTAGGAGAGTGGAGAAAAATAAAATGAGTAAAATAAAAATAAAAAAATCTGATTTAACTTATATCATGGATTGGATAGGAGGTAGACAGGCAATTTCAGAACTTCATATAGATTGGATATTTCCTGAAGATAATAAATATAATTATAAATGTGGAGAAGATGGTTGGCTCCCTCAATCGGCTTGGGAAGATTGGTTTATGGAAGCAGTAGAAAGATTTAACGAAGGCTACACTTATAATCCTTTAGATGGTGACATAGGATTAAGACATGAAACTAATTTATATAAAGAGCTATGTCCTGAATGTAAAGGCGAGGGAGAAGGGGGATGTCATGTCTGTGAAGATGAAGAATATGTCTTCTTACCTAAAGAAGAATGTAAAAAGATTTTTGCTAAAGAATTAAAGAGAAAAAAATGAATATATTCTATTTACACGCCAACCCAGAGTGGGCGGCATCTATGCACTGTGACAAACATGTAGTCAAGATGATCTTGGAGTCTGCACAATTGTTGTCTACAGCACATCGTTTACTTGATGGTGTAATGTCTGTAGAACTGTCAGAGAAGGGACGTAAGCGTAAGGTGTGGACATTATCAGATAAGCGAGAGTCTATATTATACAAGGCATCACACATCAATCACCCCTCTGCTAAGTGGGTGCGAGAAAGTAACTTTAATTATATCTGGTTGTACAGATTACTAGATAGTTTGTGTACTCAATACACATCAAGGTACTACAAACTACACAAAGTAGAAAGAGATGGTCTTCTATTACATTTACACAGGCTACCTCATAACATACCATTCACACCTGCTACACCTATACCACAGTGTATGCCAGACGAGTTTAAAGTAGATGGAGATCCAGTAAAAGCATATCGTAACTATTACATGGGACATAAAGTAGAAATGAAAAAGTGGAATCATTCACTCACACCAGAATGGTGGTCAGAAAAAATGACAGAGTGGATGTTCGACTAGGGGGAACAATGAGAACAGGCAAACCACATTCAGAAGAATTAAAAACTGATGTACTCAGACTATTTGAAGAAACAAATATGTCTGCAAGAGATATAGCTAAAGCTATGAATAAAAAATATAAATATTCATTGCATCAGAAGTTGACTAGGTTATCCTGTTTAGGTATAAAGTGGAGAGCAGGTAAGTGTAAACCAAGAGAGGTGAAACATACAGTATATGTAAGATCATTTCCATTAGGTAATGAAAGAATAATGTTTAATAATCACCCCAGCGGTGAGTACATAAGATCGTTAGCTTACAATGAGTTGGAAGATAAACTTCCAGAAGAAGAAAGAAAAGAAAGATTAACAACTGCATTGAAAGGATAGATAGATGCAACAACTACTTGAAAAAAGAGATGTAATGTTCCCAGTATACACACAAAGTGTACAGGGAATAGGTGGAAAGATCCATGCACCTGATGTTAAGATGCTAACACGTATAAATAATAATGGTGCTGAAGAGTACATCTCAGTAGTAAATAAAGACTATCGTGTAGTAGAGAATGCAGAAGTGCTTGAACCTCTACAACAACAGATGATTAACTTTTTTGATCCTATTGTATTAGAAGACGTACACATTAAAGATACTATTCTTAAAAATGGTAGAACATGCTTCTCTGAATACATCTTTCCAAAGATAAAGCATGGCATTGAGACTGATACAGGACATAAGACTGAGTTTGGTCTGCGCTTTGTAATGAAGAATAGTTTTGATGGTAAGGGATCAGTAGTCATGTGGTCTGGTCTGATAGATTTCTTCTGCACTAATGGTACAGTTACAGGTAAGTATGATGTCACTCGCAAGAGACACACTCGTAACTTTCATACCAGTGGTTTCTTAGATGCATTTGAGAAAACATTAGAAGAACATTCACACATTGTGAATCAGTATCAAATCCTTGCAGATCAAAAGGTTAGCACATATAAGGTGAGAGATTTGTTTAAGAAGCTGACTAAATCTCCTGAAAAAAGCAGGAGAAACAATACGTTAGCAAGCAAACTTAACAGGCAGTTTGAAATAGAACGTCTAACTCGTGGAGATAATATGTTCTCTGTTATGTCTGCTCTGACACACTATTCCTCTCACACAACAGGTGACTTTTCCTTGACACGTAGTGGAGATCATGGTACTCTCTACAAACGTCAGGAAAAAGTGACGAACTGGTTAAACTCAAACATATGGAAGGAGTTTGTAAATGAAGTAGTATAATTTCCTATTAGTATTTTCATGTTTAATTTCGTTTTCGGTTGTTCGTTGTAAACTAGGAGAGTGGGGGGTTTCTTCCCTTCCCTACCACTCTCCATTTTTTTGTGATATAATAGGAGTATGTTATGCAATTACCTCAGTTCAAAACAGAAGAACAAGTAACAGCATACCTACGAGGTGATAATGATCCACTTGTAATGCAAGCACTAGAAGAGTATTGGGATATTATTTTATGTGATACTCCAATAACTGAAGTAGACTTTGAAGAATTAAATGGTTGGATAGAGTATGAATTAAACGAGTGGGAGGATCACTACGATAAATGGTCTGAAGAATAAGGAGATTGTTATGGGAATGAGTATGCGTGAAGCAGTTACAGATGCAGTAGAGATACTCTCAATGCTACATCTAAATGGTACAGTAGTAACAAAAGATAACGATAATCTTTCAGAAATAATTCATACATTAACTTGTTATTTAGATGAGTGTCCAGATGATTGATAAAATTTTAAAGTTTCTTTTTTGGCCTTTATTCTAATGTATATTATTACACAAGCTGATGGTAAAAAGATCAGCAATATCAATGAGATAGATGTTCTTGTTGATACAGAAACTGAACAGATATGTACGTTTAAAACTATGGTAGAGGCTTTAGATTATCTAAGTGAGTCAGGTGTATATGTAGAGAGTCTACAAAATCTACCATTCAATATAAAAATTGAGAGGCTTCAATGAGAATATTAATATTTTTATTTATGTCAATGGCACTTGCAATATTTCTATCATCAACTGTTAAAGCTGATCAGAAAGCATGTCTAGCTGAAGCTGTTTACTTTGAATCAAGATCAGAAAGTTTTATAGCACAGTTAGCTGTAGCTAATGTAGTGCTTAATAGAGTAGCTTCTAAGTACTATCCTAATAATATTTGTGATGTAGTACATCAATCTAAAACTTATGATGGACATCCAATAAGAAATAAATGTATGTTCTCTTACTGGTGTGATGGTAAACCAGAAAGAATAAAAGATATTAAAGCATATAAAGTAGCTATAGATGTAGCTGATCTTGCTTTATCTGGTGTGGTTGTCGAACATGTGATGGGTGCTACGCACTACCATGCACATTATGTAACGCCCCACTGGGCAACGGCACCTAGCTTTGAAACACTGACTCAAATAGGTAGTCATATATTTTATGTTGACATGAGGAATTAAAATGACATATAATGTTGAGATGGATAAACTCATAGAACAAAATCGTGAGCTACGAAAACTAATAAAGTTTCGTGACGATGAGCTTAACAAGCTAAGACTTGAGTTATCACGTCTTAAACAAACAAGAAATAATTCATGGGCAGTAATGAAAGATGACTAAAAATTTATGGCAGATGGATCGCAACGAAATATTTCGTGATCTTGTTGATCAATATTTAGATGAAGGCTACTCCAAGAGAGAAGCACGTAAGCTGGCAAAGCAGGAGGCTGACGAGATAATGATTGACAAGAATGAATTTGTTGATACTGTTTGGGAAGAAAGTTTCCATGACCGCTAAGTGGTTACTCATATATAGAAACTCAGTGATTGTAGATACTTTCAATACAAAGTATGCAGCAAGAAAGGAGATTGATAATCGTAGACAACTTGCACACATGTTAGGAGAAGATGTAGATAGAATATATCAAATAAGAAAGATGTAAAATGGAAGACAGTACACTTGTGTCACACAATGCCTGTCCTGAGTGCGGATCAAGCGATGGCAACGCACTGTACTCAGACGGGCATACTTTTTGTTACGTTTGCAAAACTTATGGCAAAGAAGGAGAAGCCGAATTGATACCGCAACAACAAACATATCCTCGCATCAATGGCCTACAAAGAAATCAATCAGTTAAAAAGCACTGGGTTACTGCTGAAATTACAGATAGAAAAATCCAAGAAGAAACATGTCGTGTATATGGTGTAACTGTTGTTCGTAATGGTACTCAGATTACAGAACATATGTACAAGTATAATGATAAAGATGGTAATCATATAGCTACAAAGTTCAGACGTACTCAAGACAAACAGTTCTGGTCTGAAGGCCCACTCAATGAAGCAGGTTTATTTGGTCAGAGTGTTTTTGGTAAAGGTGGTAAATACATCACAGTGTGTGAAGGTGAGATAGATGCGATGTCTGCCTATCAGTTGCTTGGTTCTAAGTGGCCTGTTGTGTCTATCAAGAATGGTGCGGCAAGTGCATACAAGAACTGCCAACAATCACTGGACTACCTCAACAAGTTCGATCAGATTGTACTATGCTTTGACAATGATAAGGCTGGGCGTGAAGCACAACAACAAGTAGCCCGACTGTTTGAGCCAAACAAATGTAAGATCATGAGCCTTGATCTGAAGGATGCTAACGAGTATCTCAAGACAGGACAACGTGAGAAGTTTGTTCGACAGTGGTGGGATGCATCAACGTATACACCTGCTGGTATCATCAACCTTGCGGATCTTGGAACTTCTCTGTATGAGGAAGCACACTATCAGACCTGTCTATATCCTTGGCCTAAACTAAACGAGAAGACCTATGGTATGCGTACTGGTGAGCTAGTGACTTTCACATCTGGTGCAGGTATGGGTAAGTCCAGCATCATGCGTGAGCTAATGCATCACATCATGTCAAACACAGAAGATAACATTGGTGTGCTTGCTCTTGAAGAGAACACACGTAACACTGCGTTCAATATTATGAGTGTGGAAGCTAACGCCAGACTGTACATCAAGGAGATACGTGATCAGTACACACAGGAGCAACTCAACGAGTGGCAGAAAAAGACTATTGGATCTGGTAGGTTCTTTGCCTTTGATCATTTTGGTTCTATTGCCAACGATGAAATACTAGATCGTGTACGCTACATGGCAAAGGCACTGGAATGTAAGTGGGTGTTTCTTGATCACTTGTCTATCCTTGTTTCAGGTCAGGAAGACAATGGAGATGAACGTAAGTCCATTGATATTCTGATGACCAAGCTGCGTTCTCTTGTTGAAGAGACAGGCATTGGTTTATTACTTGTCAGTCACCTACGTAGACCTGCTGGTGATCGTGGACATGAAGATGGACGTGAGGTATCACTCTCTCACCTACGAGGGTCAGCTTCTATTGCTCACCTATCTGACGCAGTAGTAGCATTGGAGCGCAACCAACAAGCTGACGATGAGGTAGAAGCTAACACCACAACGATTCGTATTCTAAAGAATAGATATACTGGCGAGACAGGTGCAGCTTGCTACTTGCATTATGATAAAGAAACTGGTAGAATGTCACAGATAGATAATCCCTTCATGGAGGAAGAGGCATGATTTGGAAGTACAGAACAGAGCAAGATAAAGAGCATGTTGAAAATTACTTAACAGATAAGGGATTATCTTTTAGCTTTGATGAAAGATTACCTGCTTTTTATATAGATGATCCTGACCCAAATAAACATTACATAGCTTATCAGTATTATTATACTACAGGTAGATGGGGAGTTATGTATAATAAAAGAAATAAAAATAGAAAACATTACATGTGTAGAGATGTAGAAACTTTGGTAAATAAATATATCTTAAAAGATCAAGATGAAGTGAGTGACATGAGAAAACCTTTTGACAAAAGTGTATACGATGAAGCAGATAAAGCTGCGAAGGATGCAGCATTTAAATTTATCAGCACCATGAACTATACAACTGTTGATACAACAGAGCGTAAAGACTTTGATATTGTATGTAAAGCAAGAACAGAGATACATCACCTCTATGAAGTAGAAGTAAAGTATGCATGGAAAGGAGAGTGGCCTGAGTCTTGGACTGAGATACGTATACCACATAGAAAGAAAAGATTGCTGGACAAGTGGAAGAAAGAATATCCCAATGCTCTCTTCACCTTCATGGTATTTCGTAATGATTGTAAAAAGGCTTGGCATATTGATGCAAACATTTTACTTGACTGTGAAGTTAAAGAAGCGTATAACAGAAACATAGCTAAAGGAGAAAAGTTCTTTCACATTCCTGTAAAGGATGCGTATATAGTAGATATAGAATGATACAAGCAGTTGTTGATATAGAAACAGATAGTCTGAATGCTACAAAGATACATTGTATTGTAGCGCAGCACTATCAAACAGGTGAGATACGTAAGTGGGTTGGCGAAGAGTGTAAACAGTTTGGCGAGTGGTCTAAAAAGATTGACCAGTACATCATGCACAATGGCATCAGCTTTGATGCTCCCACTCTGAACCGACTCACTGGTTCTAAGATTAGACCAGATCAAGTAAGAGATACTTTACTTGAATCTCAACTGTACAATCCGGTGCGTGACAAGGGACATTCTCTAGCATCTTGGGGTGAACGTCTTGGCTTTTCAAAGCTGGACTTTGAAGAGTTTGATTACTATACACCTGAGATGTTAGAGTATTGTCAACGTGACGTAGAGCTAACACGTAAACTAGCACAACAGCTAGAGAAAGAGAGTAAAGGTTTTTCTAAGTACTCGTATGATCTAGAAAGAAACATACGTATCATAATTGATAGACAAGAACGTAATGGTTTTGCTTTTAATCTTATGGAAGGACAACTACTACTAGCTCAGTTAGAAGATGAACAACATGAACTAGAGAAACAATCTGTAGAAATGTTTGAGCCAACAGTAGTTGAACTTAAAACTAAAACTAAGTATATACCATTTAACATAGCAAGTAGAAAGCAGATAGCTGACCGTCTCATGGATCGTGGTTGGAAACCAGACAAACATACAGAGAAAGGTAATGTGATTGTGAATGAAGAAGTTCTCTCACACATTGACATGCCTGAAGCTCAGATGTTCAGTCGTTACTTTCTTCTACAGAAAAGAACTGGTCTACTAAAAGCTTGGATAAAGGAGTGTAGAGATGACTCTCGTGTACATGGTAATGTTCTTACTCTTAAAACTATTACTGGTCGCATGGCTCACCACAGTCCCAACATGGCCCAAGTACCAGCAGTATATAGTCCATATGGAAAAGAGTGTCGTTCTCTCTGGACAGTATCAAACAGAAAAACACACAAACTTGTAGGGACTGATGCTAGTGGTCTTGAACTTAGATGTCTGGCTCACTATATGAATGATCCAACATTTACTAACGAGGTTCTTACTGGTGACGTACATACTGCAAATCAAAAAGCAGCAGGACTATCTACCAGAGATCAAGCAAAGACTTTTATCTATGCTTTTCTTTATGGTGCTGGTCCTGCAAAGATAGGTAAGATAGCTGGTGGTTCAGCTAACACAGGACAAAAACTAATATCAAAGTTTCTATCTAATATGCCAGCCCTGAAAAGATTACGTAACAATATTCAAGAGGCTGCTCGATCTGGAACTATTCCGGGTCTTGATGGTAGAAAATTACATATACGTTCAGAACATGCTGCACTTAATACTTTACTTCAAGGTGCAGGTGCTATAGTATGCAAGCAGTGGCTTGTAAACATAGATGAACGTATACGTAAGACAGGGTTAGATGCAAAGCTGGTGGCATCTGTTCACGATGAGTATCAGTTTGAGGTAGCTAACTCTGATGTAGAAAGATTTACAAAACTAACAAAGGAGGCAATGTACACAACACAAAGAAACTTTAAATTTAAATGTGACCTAGATTCTGACTATAAAGTTGGAAATAATTGGGCAGAAACTCATTAAAGTTGTTGACAAACGAATCACTTTATGATACTGTCCTCATGTTGTTTAGTAGTAGACAACGTAACTCAAGGCTGGAATGGTCCAGCGGAAACTAAATGGAGAACTAAATGAAAGATCCAATCTATATCACTGGTAAATGTCACTATGCTTCAATCACTGAACCGAATACAAAGTTCGATCCGGTGTGGAGTATTCAAGTAGAAGTGAACGATGATAACCGTTCTGTAGTCGAGAGTGCAGGACTTCCAATCGCCAATAAAGGAGATGAGCGTGGCGATTTTGTAACAATTAAACGTAAAGTATATCGTAAAGATGGTAGCGAACGTCAGGCTCCCATTGTAAAAGACTCTCAGAATAATTTGTGGAATGGTAAATTAATTGCCAATGGTAGTTTGGTAAACGTCAAAGCAATTCCATATGATTGGAACTATGCAGGTAAATCAGGCGTATCTGCTGACCTTGCCGCTGTTCAGGTTGTAGACTTTATTGAATACACTGATGGCAGGGAAGATTTTGCCCCCGTCTCTGGTGGATACGTACAAGAATCTACCTCAGTGCCGTTCTAATCTAAGGAGAGGGGGAGTAGTATTCGCTGTTGCTGCTCCCCCATTTTTTATGAAAAATATAGATACATTAGTCTCAGATATATATGAACTATTTAATCTCACTCCATTGGAGATGGACGAGAAGGAGGTAGACAAACATATAGATAACTTTGGAGAAATGCTGAAGGTACATATCAAAAGCTTTCTCTATGAAGTTCCCAGAGATAGAAGTAATTTAAGATTATCTTCCATTGGTAAACCTGATCGTCAGATATGGTATGACATACACAGAAAGTTAGATGGCACACAATTAAAACCATCTACACGTATTAAGTTTTTGTATGGATATATTCTTGAAGAGCTTTTACTTTTGTGTGCTTCTATTGCTGGACACTCTGTCACAGATCAACAGAAAGAAGTCTCTGTTGGTGGCGTCTTAGGACATCAGGACTCTATCATAGATGGTGTTCTTGTTGATTGTAAGTCAGCAAGTGGTAATGGTTTTAAAAAGTTTAAGTTTAATACTTTGTTAGAAGATGATCCCTTTGGTTATATTGCACAGATATCTGCATATGCTCAAGCAAATGGCTTAGATCAAGCAGCTTTCCTTGCAATAGATAAATCAACTGGAGAAATATGTTTATCTAAAGTACATAACATGGAGTTTATTAATGCAGAAGCTCGTGTTAACTCTCTTAAACAAGTTGTATCAAATGATCAGCCACCTACTAGGTGCTTTCCTGATCTTCCTGATGGCAAGTCTGGCAATCGTAAGTTGGGTATTAACTGTGTGTATTGCAGCCACAAGTCGGAGTGTTGGTCTGATGCTAATCAAGGTAAAGGCTTACGTGTTTTTCAATATGCAAAGGGTAAAAGGTTTCTTACACATGTAGAAAAGGAACCTGATGTAGAAGAAGTATATGCACTGGAAGTTTCATAGTAAACCAGACACAATAAATAACTTTGGGTTTGTCTATCTTATTACAAACAAAAAAACAAAGAAAGCTTACATAGGTTGTAAGCAATACTTTGTTAAACGAAATGGTAAGAATGTCGAATCAAACTGGAGATCCTATACTGGATCAAGTAAGTATCTGAATGAAGATATTAAAAAACTTGGTAAGAAAAACTTTACGTTTAAAATTTTATTAGAGTGTAAGAACAAAAGAAGTTTAAGATATTATGAGTGTTATTATCAAATGTTACATAAAGTATTAACAACAACATTGGAGGGTACGGATGAGCCAGCTTACTATAACAATTATGTAGGTGGTAAATTCTATCGTCCAGTTCAAGAGCTAGATGTCTGAAGAGTTTGGAAATCTATACGATTTAGCTGAAAAAAATTCAGATAGATCTTTATACATTGCAATAATTCTTCAGGCTCTTCTTGACTTGACTAAACCAAAAGAGTATGATGAAACAATTCAAACAGCAATCCAGCGTGATCAAGCAAGCGCATGGGTGTTTGCTTCTATTGGTGTAACGTGTGATAATTTTGTTGAGACTTGTGAGCTTGCAGGTTTCGAACCAAGAACAGTTAGGAACTTTGCATTAAAAGCAATAACATCAGGGGATATAAATGAAATTAGAAGAAGACTCCACTCATTCCTATGAGAACAGAGATGCTTATATTCTTAGACGTATGAAAGAATCTGCATTAGAAGAACAGATAGGTGGCAGCCACTATAAAGATTGTCAGATACAACCAGTAGAGTATATAGTTAGAAATGGTTTAGACTTTCTTGAAGGTAACATTATTAAATACACAACAAGGCACAGAACAAAAGGACAAGGTAAAGAGGACATACAAAAGGTAATACATTATGCGGAAATGATTCTGCATTTTTACTACGAGGGGCAAGATGATTAACGACATTATTAAAGTTTCTCCAGAGAGAGATGACTTATTCGATGAACTTGGGATAGCTCGACTTAAAGAATCTTACATGATGGACCATGAGCTATCTCCACAAGAGAGGTTTGCATATGTTTCCAGATGTTTTGGCACTAATGAAGAACATGCTCAAAGGCTTTATGAATATTCTTCAAAGCATTGGTTATCCTATTCAACTCCTATACTATCATATGGGCGTTCCCGGCGTGGCCTTCCTATTAGCTGTTATCTTAATTATATACACGATAGTGCAGAGGGTTTAGTTGATAACTTATCAGAAACGAATTGGCTTAGTATGCTTGGCGGTGGTGTTGGTATTGGCTTTGGTATTCGCTCTAGCGATGATAAGAGTACTGGAGTCATGCCACATCTCAAGATGTACGACTCCTCTAGTCTTGCTTATAGACAAGGACGCACAAGACGAGGATCATATGCGGCATACTTAGACATCTCACACCCAGATGTATTAATGTTTCTTGAGATGCGAAAGCCTACTGGCGATCAGAACTTTCGTTGTCTTAACATGCATCATGGTATTAATATATCAGATGAGTTTATGAATGTGCTTGAACACTGCATGGTCAATCCATATGCTGATGATACTTGGGACTTGGTTGATCCACACAGTAAGAAAGTATGCGATGTAGTCTCTGCTAAAGAACTGTGGCAACGTATTCTAGAGATGCGTATGCAGACAGGAGAACCTTACTTACACTTTATAGATAAGTCTAATGCTGAGATGCCATCATGGTTGAAGCAGAGAGACTTAAAAATAAATCAATCTAATCTTTGTTCAGAGATTATCCTACCAACATCTGTAGACAGGACGGCAGTATGCTGCTTATCTTCTGTTAATCTAGAATACTTTGATGAATGGTCTAAAGACAAATACTTTCTTATGGATACACTGGAGATGTTAGATAATGTTCTACAATCTTTTATTGAAGAAGCTCCTGATAGTATTAGTCGTGCTAAGTTTTCCGCTATGCGTGAACGCTCAGTCGGTGTTGGAGCATTGGGATTCCATGCCTACTTGCAAGCTAAGAACATTCCATTTGAATCAGCAATGGCTAAGTCAATCAACATGCGAATGTTTAAACACATACGAACAGAACTTGATCGTGCAAACAGAGGCTTGGCAGTCCTTCGAGGAGAAGCACCTGATGCAGCAGGAACAGGGTTACGTTGTTCTCATGTCATGGCAATTGCCCCTAACGCTTCAAGTTCGATTATCATGGGAAACACATCACCCTCAATTGAACCTTGGAGAGCTAACGCCTATCGCCAAGATACTCTTAGTGGTTCCTTTCTAAATAAGAACAAGTTCTTAGATAAGATAATCAAAGAGAAGTGTGAGAAAGATAGTAAGCTAAACTATGATCGTATCTGGTCAAGTGTTATAGCTAATGATGGATCTGTGCAGCACCTACGTTGTCTTGAACCAGAGGAGAAAGAAGTATTCAAGACTGCTATGGAGATAGATCAAAGATGGGTGATTGAACATGCAGCAGATAGACAGCAGTACATAGATCAGTCTCAGTCTCTGAATGTTTTCTTCAGACCAGATGTTGACATAAAGTATCTACATGCTGTACACTTCATGGCATGGAAGAAAGGTCTGAAGACTATGTACTATTGTAGATCAGAGAAGATTGGTAAGGCTGATAAGGTCAGTCGTAAGATAGAACGTCAGATCATTGACGAGTTAAGTATGGAAGCACTTGCTTCTGGTGAAGAATGTCTAGCATGTGAGGGGTGACATGGAATTAACTGCTGAAATAGTTAGAGAGTTATTAGATTATAATCCTAATACTGGAGAGCTTTTTTGGAAGAAAAGACCTCTAAAGTATTTTAAAAATAAACATGATAGAGATAAATGGAACGGTAAATTTTCTGGTAAGGAAGCATTCACTACTATCTATCGTCAAAAAACTGGAAGAATTTCAAGAAAAGAAGGTAGAATTTTTGGAAAAAAATATTTAGCACATCGTATAATATGGCTACATTATTATGGTTGTTTACCTAAAAATCAAATAGATCATATTAATCATGATCCAACTGATAATAGAATAATTAACCTTAGAGAAGTTACTCCTTCTGAAAATAATAGAAATAGAACACTACAATCTAATAATAAAGTAGGACATAATGGTGTTTACTATGATAAAGATAATAATAAATATAGAGCACACATAGCAATTAATAATGTTAGTAAATGTTTAGGACGTTATACTACTCTTGAAGAAGCAGTAGAAGCTAGAAGAATAGCTAATATAAATTATAATTTTCACGCTAATCATGGGGCAGAGAAAAATGACTGAGTTAAAACTACAAGATGAACGAGATTACTTTAAACCATTTCATTATCCTTGGGCTTATGATGCATGGCTAAAGCATGAGCAATCACACTGGCTGCATACTGAAGTGCCAATGATTGAAGATGTCAAGGACTGGAAAGATAAACTATCTACAGAAGAGAAGTACTTTCTCACAAATATTTTTCGTTTCTTTACACAGTCAGACATAGATGTATCTGGTGGGTACGTAAATAATTATCTGCCTAACTTTCCACAACCAGAGATACGTATGATGTTGTCGGGCTTTGCTGCTCGTGAGGCTTTACATGTAGCTGCATACTCACATCTCATTGAGTCTCTTGGTATGCCAGAGACAACATATAATGAGTTCAATGAGTATGAAGCTATGCGAGACAAGCATGAGTTCTTCAAGGCAAACGTGTCCTCTGGTAAGCTGCCTATACCTCTACAGATTGCAGCTATCTCTGCTTTCACTGAGGGCTTGGCATTGTTCAGTAGCTTTATTATGCTGCTTAACTTTCCTCGACATGGCAAGATGAAGGGCATGGGACAGATAGTTACATGGTCTATTGTAGATGAAACACAACATGCAGAAGGTATGATCAAGTTATTTAGAACTTATGTAGAAGAGAATAGGAATGTTTGGAATGACAAAACCAAATCAGAAATCTATAAGACGGCAACTAAGATGGTTGAACTGGAAGATAAATTTGTCGATCTTGCGTTTAAGATGGGTGCGATTGATGGCCTCACTCCGACAGAAGTTAAGGAATACATTCGGTATATAGCAGATCGTAGACTAATATCTATGGGCATGAAAGGCATATTCAAAGTCAAGACTAACCCATTGCCGTGGGTAGAGACTATGATTAATGCTCCTACTCATACAAACTTCTTTGAGAACAGAGCTACAGACTACGCTAAAGGTGCATTACAAGGAGACTGGTCAGATGTTTGGGCAAACTAAAGAACACCTACAAGAAGTGGAGATGTCTTACTGGCAGCACTTCTGGTTTGCACTTGGTTTGATTCCATTCTTTCTATTTGCAATAGTCTTTTCTATTATACATGCTATATTACCGGGGCTTTTTCCTGATACAGTAAGTTCTATCGTAGAAGAGTTACGTTTTAAATTATCTTACAGTAAGAATGATTCTGCTCATGTTTTAAATCAAGATGATAAATGTTAAAAAGTTCTTGACAAATGGTATATCTTGTATTATAATATATGTGTGATGCTAATAATAGATCACATACACTTTGCTTAATAAGGAGGTAATTATGTTTCCATACACAGAATCTATGGTAAAAAACTTTTTAGAAAATTCAATAGGCTTTGACAGCTTACTGTATAGTATAAAAGAACAGACCAATCAATATCCACCTTACGATATTATCAAGCTGGATGATCTGTCCTATGAAATTAAACTAGCACTGGCTGGATTTTCTAAAGAAGATATCAGTGTAATACAAGAAAAGAATATTGTTACAATTAGTAACACTAAGAAAGTTGATGATGTTGGTAGCACTGTAGATAGAAAGTACATACATAATGGTATTGCTAAAAGACCTTTCACTAAGAAGTTTAATCTACTCAATAATACACGAGTAAGTGATGTGTCTTTTGAAGATGGTCTACTAACATTGAAGATTGTTGTAGAGATACCTGAAGAAGAAAAGCCTAGACAAATAGAAATACAATAACAAACTATGGGGAGTAATTAATTTTGCTCCCCATTATTTTTGGAGATACAATGAGAAAAGCACCCAACACTATTTACATAGGCTACGATCCTAAAGAACAGGTAGCTTATGACGTATTAAGATTTACAATAGAACGTATATCTGTAGAGAATGTACGTATTGTTCCTATAAGAAAAGATATTCTAGAACTAACTGGTATGTATACTAGGAAACATGAAGTTGTAGATGGTCAGAACATTGATATCATAGATGGTAGACCTTTCTCAACTGAGTTTAGTTTTACTAGGTTTCTAGTGCCAGCTATGAATATGTATGAGGGTTGGGCTTTGTACATGGACTGTGATATGTATCCACGTACAGATATCAATAGTTTATTTGATGAATATAATTTAGAATACTATCCATTATATTGTGTTAAACATAAATATGAACCCGGCGATGGTGTTAAGATGGATGGTATGAAACAAGAAAACTATCGTAGAAAGAACTGGTCTAGTTTTGTTTTATGGAACTGTTCACATCCATTAAATAGAACGCTTACTCCAGAGGTTGTAAACACACAAACAGGACAGTGGCTTCATGCATTTGGTTGGTTGCCAGATAAAGAAGCTGATATTGGTGCTATAGATGAAGAATGGAACTGGTTAGACAATCACTCTCCTGAAGATGTTGAAGCTAAGAATGTACACTTTACTACAGGTGGTCCTTGGTTTAAACAGTGGAAGTGTGGTAGACATATAGATGGTAAGTATGCAGCAGAATGGAATGCTGACTACACATACCTAGCAGGTACAAGAAAGATAAGTAGCCATGAAATATAAAATAGTAACTTGTTTTAATGAAACAATTCTAAACAAGAATGCTGCTAAACTTATTCAACAGTTCGTAGATAAGTGGCAACCTGTAAAGAGTATAGAGTTTCACTGCTATTATTATGATGTAGATCTGAGTAACTACTCTTTACCTGAGAGTAATAATATATTCTATCACAATCTTGAAGAGCTTGATGACTTCAATGCTTTCATGGAACGTAACAAAACACATGACGGTACTGAAGCAGGAGCTATTGAATACAATGTTATGCTTGATGCTACAGGTCAAGCTCCAAAGATATTTGCACTAAGTGAGTGTGCTTTTAATAATAAAGATTCATGGATGGTGTGGCTTGATCCTTACTGCTACACAATGAAAGACATTCGATTGTCTTCTATTAAAAATATTCTACCACCTAAAGAGAAAACATTTTCTTTTCTCAAGCTGCAAGACTTTGATCATTTCATGGCATTTGATATTACAAATCAATCTGCCGTGGAGTTACTTGCTGATGTACGTGGTGCTTTTATAACAGACGAGTTTATGAATTACAGAGAGTGGAATGCTGCTCTTATTCTAAACACTCTCCTGTCTTTATACAATGCACATGGTTTTTCTTACAAGATAATAACAGAAGAAACTATTAATTATATTAATGAACTATTTGTAGATACAAACAATCCTACAACTAAGAACCTTAGAGACTCTGATGGTAACAGAGTTGTAGCTCTAAGAGAAGATGCTACAACACCTGACATTCTCCCTCAAAGATACAAACAACTAGCTGATTTAATCAGGCACTATGAACCTGAGACAATCCTTGAGACAGGTACATGGAATGCAGGTCGAGCTATTGAGATGTCTCTTGCTGCTTTTGACAGAAAAGATAAAATACACTACATTGGTTTTGATTTATTTGAAGATGCTACGGCAGAGACTGATAGCATAGAGTTTAATTCTAAAGCACATAACACAATGGCGGCTGTACAGAAACGACTGACGGAGTTTGCTGACTATGTTAAAAAAGAACAGAACAAAGAGTTTACCTTTGAGCTTTACAAGGGCGATGTCAAAGATACCCTCACTTCTTCTCACGCTTCTAAAGTTGATTTTGGTGTCATTGGTAGTGGTAATAGCATCAATACTGTAGCTCATGAATATGAGATACTAAAAAATGTTCCTGTTGTTATAGCTGATCATTACTTTACGAAAGATGAAGCAGATGAAATACCACCAGAGAAGTATCAAGGTGTAAACGAAGTATTTAAATCTGTTGCAACTAAGAAAGTAGAAGCAGAGAATGCCCCAGACGAAGACGGCTGGACTACGTTTGATGAAGAAGCAACAACACGTAAGCATGTACTACCATCAAATGATAGAGTTGTAGGTGGTGGTTGTACACATTTAATTATATTTATACATGATGTAAATGCAGCAGACATACCTGAAGATATCAAACGTGTACCTATTGTTGTGCATCCTCGTGACTGTGTTCCTAAAGAATACATTCAGACAAACATACAAACAAATGTAAAGATGATTGACGAAAAGAAGTGGGTTGTAAAACATCCTGCTCATAGAGAGCTAGGAATTATAGTATCTGCTGGTCCTTATCTTGATTATGATAAACTAAAAAGTTTTATTAGAATAGAGAAAGAACGTGGTAGAGATCCAAAAGTTTTAGCTGTTAAACATGCATACCCACATCTATTAAAACATGGTATAAAACCTTGGGGATGTATTGTTTTAGATCCTCGTTCTATTGAAGGTAAAAGCACACATAACATTGTAAGAAAAGACTTGTTTAAAGACATAGACCCTGATACAATATTCTTTGTTGCCTCTATGACTGATCCTTCTGTAACAAAACATTTAAAAGATCGTGATGTTAATATATGGGGCTGGCATGCTTTTACTGAGTCACTACGTAGAGAAGATGAAAGACAACAAGCAATTCAAAATCAAACAGTTAAGTTAAATGAAGATCTTGGAATACCACAAGGTGCGACACTTATTACAGGTGGTACATGTGCAGCCATGCGTGGTATAGGTATGATGCATACAATGGGCTTTCGTGAGCTACATCTATTTGGTTTTGATTGTTGTAGAGATGAGCCAACAGATGAAGAGAAAACAGAAACAACTGGAGATATTGAAGGTGGTGAAACTCCTAAACCTAAATACATACAGGTAACTGTAGGAGATAAAACATACTGGACTACAGGAGAGCTTCTTGCTATGGCACAAGATTGTGAGAAAATATTTGCAGACACATCACTAGATGGTGTATTACAGTTTCATGGAGAAGGAACAATGGTTGCTGATCTTTGGGACATAAAACTACAGAAAGAGAAAAGACCACAGTTTAGGAACTATTATGCTTAATGATACAGAAATAAAATATGGTGAAGAGTATTCTGCTAAGTCACCATCAGAAAGATATACAAAATTACTAAGTCAATACGTTGATATGCATGACTCGTCTGATGAAATGTTCAACGGTAAGAGTCTATATAAGTTTGTATACTATATAAAAAATCTTATTAAAAGACATGATGTTAAATCCATATTAGATTATGGTTGTGGTAAGGGCCAACTATATACAGAAGACTACAAGAAGATTGCATCTGGATTGTCCGCACCTCTTCCTAAACTATGGAATCTAGATAGCTATCATCTCTATGATCCGGGCTATAAAGAACATGATAAACTTCCTAAGAACAAACAAGATGCAGTTATATGTACAGATGTTCTTGAACATGTACCTTCCTCAGATATGAAATGGGTAGTAGAAAACATTCTATCTTATGCAAGAAAGATTGCTTTCTTTAATATCTCTTGTATGCCAGCAGTTAAGAAGTTTCCTGATGGTGAGAATGTACATGTATCTATTTATAATCCAGAGGTATGGGCTAGATTCTTTTGTAAATTATTAAAGGATGAAAGTTATAAAGATCTTACAGTATATGTTCATGCAGACTATAGATTAGATGATCATGGTATAGCAAGTAGATTGTTTCAAATTAAATATCATCCAACAATCTTTGAGATAAAGGAGATCTAAATGTTAGGACTTGCAGAAAGTGTGGTAGGTGTAGCTGGTAAAGTTCTTGATAAGTTTGTAGAAGACAAAGATCTGAAGACTAAACTAGAGGCAGAACTAAAACAGCAAATGATTAGCCTTGATCTTGCTCAAGCACAGACAAACTTAGAGCAAGCTAAACATCCTTCTATCTTTGTAGCCGGAGCTAGGCCAGCCATCATGTGGATATGTGCCATAGCTCTTGGATGGCAGTTTATTCTTGCACCTATATCTTCATGGATTATTATAACTTGGTATCCTATGGTAACACTACCTGTGTTAGAAACAGGAGAACTAACAAGTCTTATTCTAGCTCTTCTTGGTCTTGGTGGTATGCGTACAGCAGAGAAGTGGAAGGGTGTTGCTAGAAATAATATGAAGCAGTGATAGTAAAACTATTAGCTGCTTTTATATTTCTATGGATAGTGTATATAATTAGTGTTGGTATTATTCAAACATTTTGTAGGTGTCTAGTTTAATGAAAGCAGGAAAAGTCTGGGGTCAAACCTCTACCATATTTCAGAATGGTGTATTTGAATTTCATCACATTTTATTTAAAGAAGGAAGTAAGTGTAGCAAACACAAACATAAATACAAGTGGAATGGTTTCTATGTAACAAAAGGTGTTTTAATTATTCGAGTGTGGAAGAATGACTATGATCTTGTAGATGAAACTTTTCTTAGACAAGGTGAGTGGACTACAGTAAAGCCCGGAGAGTATCATCAGTTTGAAGCAGCGACAGATGGTGAAGCATTAGAATTATACTGGGCAGAGTTTGACCACAATGATATAGAACGTGAGACAGTAGGAGAAGCTCATGGCTCTGAATGAAAAGCAAGAGAAGTTTGCACAAGCATATGTACTACACCGTAATGCTACAGAGGCTGCAAAGAATGCTGGATATGCCGCTGACTCTGCATATAACCAAGGCTATCGTCTTATGCAGAACCAAGAAGTAGTTGATAGAGTACATGAATTAGAACAGCAACTAGAAACAGATGTAGATGTTATAGGTGAGTTAGAAAAACAATATGAGTATGCTAAAAACAATGGTCATTCTAACAGTGCATTAAAAGCATTAGAGTTATTATCTAGAATACGTGGAGCAAGTGGAGATGTTAACACTGGACTAGATAAAGATACATTAGAGACTGCTATTGTTGGTTGCCTCAATACATTAGGAGAAGAGAAAGTACTAAAACTTCTAGAGAAGTGTGACTTTGCAAGTAACATATTTGAAGACGGGGATGTAGAAGAAGATGTCAAGGAAATGGAAGGTGTATGATTCTGAAGGTAAGATAGTTATCATCACTACATATAAGAAAGCAGCACTATATATGCTAAAAAGACTATCATCTAAAAAAAGGAGAGGAGCTAAAATAGCTACTGAAAATTAAAATGAAACTTTGTATTTATTGTAATAATGATTTTGCTACAGATTTAGACCATACGATACCTTATTCTTTTTATTCATTAGATTATAAAGGAGGTAGAAAAAAAGCATCTCATAATGATCCAGTGCCTATGGTAGATTCTTGTAAAGAATGTAACATATTACTCTCTAATAAATTAATTCCAGAGGTAGAAGATAGAAAAAAATATTTATTAAATAAGTATAAAAGTAGATACAAAAAACTATTATCCACACCTTACTGGGATGAAGACGAACTTGAAGAACTAGATAAAGATTTAAAAAATAAACTTATCTATGATTTTAAAATAAAAAAATGGGTAGAAGAAAAAATAAACTTTCTATCTCTTACTACCTAGTTTAGCATTTTGAAATGCAGTTGCACCAAAGTAAGCTGCAACTAAACCAGATAAAGCTAGATATGCCATCTCAAGTACAGATGTTTTCTCATATCTCTCAGGCCATCCTAGTATAGCAATCGTAATAACAAGCAACATTGCTAAGACAACCCAACACATACGCCTACGATTTACTTGATAGGCTTGTTTATCAGGGATCATGTCTTCTTTCTTTTCTTCACTCATAATAATCTCCTATTCTGTAGGTATATTTAAATAGACAACCGTACCTATTGTTATGATTATTCCAACAAACAAAGTTATCAGCGCAGCTAGTCCAACATTCTTAATTGTTTCTAATCTCTTAGCTTGTTTCTTTGCCGCATCTTCTTTTGCTCTCTTGAGTTCGAGTCTTGCTTCTCTTTCTAAAGCTAAAAACTGTTGCCAACTACCCGGAGTTCCATAGAGTTGCATAAACTCACGTAGTTCTTCTCGCTGTCTTTGTACAGTCTGAGTATGCAATAGACGTTTCATAGCAGTCTCAGAACTAGAACTGCCCATGAGTTTTGTTCTATTGTTTTCTTCTTGTACTTGCGAACAACCTTTAGCCCAATCAGTTAGCTGCTTACCACAATCTGCAACTGTTCTACCATTTTGAAGAAGTTGTTTTACTTCTTTAAATGCTTTGTTAGCTAAAGCTATGCCACTAATAACTGTGACCGGATCAACCAAATTTACCCCCAATTAAATTAAATTAACATGGTACTGGATCATTTAAAATATAAACTACAGAAAAATCTGCTGATACTAAATTGTTTGATCCTGAACTAGACGCTCTAATTTCTATATCAGTTTTTTCTTCTACTCTTATTGGATAACGAATTACAAAATCTGCTACACCTCCAGAACCTATTGACTGTTTTAACATTACTCTAAAGACACCTCCAAAATTTCTTTGTAAAGCTCTAACAGTTATGTACTGATTAGCATTTGTTGTACCAGTTGCTACATTGAAATGATCTATAAAAGCTGTATATCCAGCAGGTACAGTCCAAATTCCCATTAAAGTTTGGTTCTCACCTAAAGTTATTTGAGCATAGATATTAGCAGGTACACCTAAAGTTAAAGTTCCAGTACCTACATAAATATTACCAGCAGCAGTTCCTCCACTTCCAGCCGTTACAACATATGCTCTATAAATTCTTAAATAAGACTTAGAAGTGCTAACACCTGTCTGACCATTTAAAGAAACAGTTTCTTCAATCTCATTGTAGTCAGCGTCTAATCCTTGAACAAAGACAGTTCTTGCCCCTGTGCCAGCAGAAGTATCATTAGTACTTCCACTTGATACAGTCATAACTGTAGCTGATGGAGGATAAGAATATATACCACCAGCATCCCAAACAGTTTCTTCAGTACCATTTATATCTGGATTAAATCCAAACTTAAATATATGTTTATGATAACTAATTTGATCACGAGCTATCTGTAAATCAAATGGTTCATTACGACCTATTCTTGTTATAGAAGATGCTATTGCCATTTTATTATCCTTATACTAATATTTCTTTTGTACTATTTGATTTACCTACTTCTACTTCTTGACCATATCTATCATATAATGTAGTGGAGGATTCAGATACTCTGACAACAGGACCATCTATTGTGTACTTACGTGTTATATAAGTAAGATCATCTCCACCAGATTGTATTGTATGTCGTGTATACACTTCTATAGGAACTGTGCTTATACCCATAGTATGTGTATGCACAGGCTCCATTACTTATAGCTCCACACTGTAGGTCTAGGGCTACGATCTGAGTCATCCATATCATCTATATGAATAAACCTTTTATTATTTGCTCCACGTTGAGCTACACCTATGCCTGTAAAGCCATGTTTAAAAGCAAGAGATAAAATATCATATGCTTCATTACCAGATACTAATATGTCTACTGCTCTACCGTGTACATGTGCTGAGTTAGGAGAACCACCTACTGCACTATTGTGTGCTTGACTACGATAACCAGATGTGATAATCATTGGTCTGTTGTAGTCTTCTCTTAGGTCAATTAATTTTTCCATGAACTTTTCATCCATGTTGCACTCACCAGTACCTCTGCACTGCATTTCTTTTTCGGTAAAGTATACCCAATCTATTGACATCTTACTTAGTAATCCTTTCTATCATGTTATCTATTTTAGTTTCTATTTTATCAAAACGATCCATAAGCTTTTGCATGTCTCGTTCTACTTCATCTCTACGTGCATACTCTTTAGCAAACTCTTCTCTTGTTCTACTAATTAGTATACGAGCTTCATCAAGTTTTGTATTTACACCACGTATCCACCACACTACTGCACCAGCAAAGCCGCTAAGTATTAGGTTCCATATCATTGCGCTCTCTGGCATTACTCTTCTCCTTGTTGCGATTTTAATATTTCTTCCTGATAAGCTTTAGCAAGCTCACCCATAATACCTGTTGGATTGTAATCTCCAAATTTTTCTTGTAAAATAAATACTAAATTGTCATTATCAACAGGATTATTTACCATATCAATAAACGGTGATAGCATAATTTCACTTGCTTTCTCAGAGTTACGTTCATATCTTCCATTAGGACCAGCAACAGCACGTAACACACCACCTACTCCTAACTTTTTAGACTCGCCATCTACTCCTTCATAGCTAAACTCAGAAAATAACTTCATTTCATCTTGTAAATTTTTATAGTTCTTTCTTTTCACTTCCATTGAATCTTTATATTTTGTAATAATATCTTTTACAATTTCAGGAGTCATCTGTTGTGGTTTAATTTGTTTTAAATATGTTTCAAAAGATTTATCACTTAAATCTAACTGTCTCATTTTCTTATAGACAGTATATCCAATAGATTTATTAAGATCATTTGTTGTTGTTCTCTGACCAGTAGTCAACCAGTTATTCATATCATTCATGGTAAGAGGAAAACCATAAGAATTACGAGCTACATCTTGAACTTCTGATGCAGCTAGTGTATCTATGTAAGCTCGTACAGCTTGTGATGTACCCGGCTCTAACGATTCAGCTAGTTCAACAACAGCACGTTTTATATTCTCTGCATTTATTCCCGGCTGTTCTTCTGAAAATAAATCTCCATGACCAAGAGCACTAGCAGCAATATTAATAAGACCATCAACTACAAATTTAGGAGACAGATATGGACCCATAATAGATGCACCCAAACCTTTAACAGCATCTTCTACTTCTACTTCTGTTAGATTATCTCCACCAAGAACACGACCTACTAATCTAGTAGCTACTTTATTAAAGTCCATTGCATCATACTGAGCAGAGTTTGCATAACGAATTATAATATTACCATTCTTATCTTCTTTAGCACCCTCTAATATGTATGGTTTACCACCTCTTGTCCATGAACCACCAACACGTTCTAATACTCTTTCATTTATCTTAGCTTGTTCAGCGGCTGTTCTTTCTTCATCAACAATGTCAGTCAATAATTCATTGTTAGAGTTTACATATGATTCAAGTCCTACAGTTGCAGCAGCAAGACCAGCACTTCTTCTTGCTCCTCTGCCCATTAACTGACCACCAAGTTTAACATTACCTTTACGCATTTCATTAGCACCTTTTACTAAATCCATGACAGAATATTTAATAATGTTTTTAGTAGTTCTTACCATCTCAGATGGAAAGAGAGCATATGTACCAATAGGTAGTCTAGATAACATCCTAGCTCCGGGTGATGCTACACTATAAGATGGCATTACATCACGTACTATTTTGGAAGCCATCTCAAATAATTCGTCATCAGGAACTTTATCACCGTACATTTTTTTAAGTGTACGATATTCTAATTCATGTGCAATTAGTTTAGCATACGTATCAGGAACACCATAAGCTTGGCTTAAATTTTCCATACCTTTTTTATATGCTTTTGCAAGTGGATTTGTCAGGTCTTTACCATAAAGATTAATATTCTTACGTATTATTTCAGAAGACAAATCACTATCAACAACACCTTGTTCTTTTAATTTAGCTAATCTTCCTAACGATTCTTTACTTTTTAATGTATACATTTGAAGAACATCTTTAGCTGCTTTATCTACTAAATTATCTTTACCAATAGCAGATAGAATATAACCATTAGTTCCTAAGTTTTGTAAAGCACCTAATGAGTTAATTATATAAGCAGGTAGATCAAGAACTGTTTGAGTAGCCTGTCCATATGCAGCTATATTAGCAAGACTACTACCAATAAAACCACCACCTAATTGTGAGTTACTAAAATAATCTACACCTTTATCAAAGTAATCGTAGAATTTAGGAGAAGTATAAATATCTTTTAAAAATACTCCTGAATTTTTAATACCTTCTCCAAGCTGTTGAGAAACTAAATTTGATAGATCACCTTCTGCATCAGCCGGAGGTGTACGTTTTTCACCTTTAGGTGTAACTTTTTGTTTTAATACAACTCTTTGTTTTGGTAAGAAATCAATAAGACCACCAAGCTCTATTGTTGCAGTATCACTATCACTTTTTTGTAATGCTTGTTTAGCAAATTGATCTAGTTCAGAAAAGTATTCAGCACTTCTAATTAATTTTTGTTGCGTAGTTAAAGTTTCTGCTAATCTTCCTACTGCATCTTTACGCTCACCTAATAAATTAAGAATAGGTTGATCTAATTCTTTTCTTCTTCGTAATGAGTTCTTAGCACGTAATAGATTAGAACCTTCTCTTGGAGCTAGATCTCCTAAAAGTTTTGGAATATCTAGAAGAAAATCTTTTGACTCTGTTTCTCCAGATAATCTTCTAACCATATGAACTATAGTATCATCTACATTTTCTGCTTTCATGTTAGGAGAAACTTTTCTAATTGCTTCTCTAGCATCATCTACTTTTGCTAAAAAGTCTGCATCTACTTTAGCTCGTTTTGTTTCATCAACTCCAGCAGAAACAGCTTCTCTTATTTTTTCTAGGTAAGCAGGATTATTTACAGCTTCAAAACTTCTTGTTATGTAAAATTTACCTTTATCACGATTAACACCAAGTTTCTTTTTACCTTTAAGTCCTAGAACTTTATTTAGTTTGTCTTCATTAGCTGATATATTTTTACCTACTTCTTCTAAAGCTTCTAATACTTTTGTACCTTGTAAAGATGGAGCAACAGTGCCTTCGTCAAAGTATAAGTTTATATCTTCATTAGTAATTCTAACTTCTTCTTTATTTTTAATACGTTGTGCTGTATCTTCTTTCAAAGCTTTATCTAATTTATTAATAGATCGTTTAATTTCTAAACCTGTTCCACTACCACGTTCTCTTTTTAAAGCAGCATTAAATAATTCTTTTGGTAGAGCAGCATTAGAAGATAAGAAACGACCAGCCTTTGTATTTAATGTAGCTAGTCTTTCTGTTATCTTACTTCTAACTGGAGCTTCAGGGTCAACAACATCTACATCTTCTTTTAAAGTTTTTAGTTTTACATTCTCAGTTGAGGGAGCTTCATCTAAATTTTTACGAACAGCTTGTGCTACATTCTCAGCTTCTCTTCCAACAGGAAGCAGACGACCTAAAACACCACCACTAACAGCACCTATCCCTGTAGATATAGCAGCTTTTTGTACATCTACTGGAGCATCAGGAGCACTAATAATTTGTGTTCCCACATCAAAGCCACCGCCATAGATCCCACCAGCAACTGCACCAGCACCTATTTGCTTTGCTCTTAGAGCTTTTACTGCGCTTTTCTTTAGTTGATCATCTGTTACTTCTTTAACTGTTTTCTTAACAACTGTATCTTTACCAACTTCTTTAACAGTTTCATCAACTATATTTTTTTTAGTTAGTTGTTCTACAAGTTGTTTCTTAAATGATAACTTAGCTGCTGTAGTTGCCGCTTTACCACCAATTAATTTAGCTAATACACCTACACCTAAAGTACCTACTAAACCTATGATAGTTTCAGGAGCAAGTGCTGCATTCTTTACAGCACGTAAGAAACTTTTCATATCTGAGTCGGCTACTTCAAATTGTTCTAAAGAATCTGACCATGCTTGTTGTTGTTCTTTGGTCATGTCCCCTATTTTAAAAGCAGTCATACCAAGATTAGTTAGATCATTTCCTAATCGTGAATGACGATCCATAAACCAATCAGCTATACTGTCATAACCTTCTGCTTCTGGATCAAATTCTACACCGGGATTTTCTTGCTCCCATATAATCTTAGCATTTTTAATCCACTCTTTATTATCAGCTAATGCAGATACAGTTTTAGACTCTTCTTCTTTTACAGCTTTTTCATATGCTTCTTTACCTAAATCTTTAGTACGAGGTTGTATCTGAGATAAAGTATCAGCAGATATTCTACCTCTTGTTAGTCGTGCATACTCTCCTGATTCGTCAAGAGGATCAGCTTCCATAGCAGTAGGCGTAGGTTCTACAACAGTTTGCCATTCATTGTTCTCATTAAGAGCAACAATCTCACCTGTTATAGGATGTTCAGCAACATCTGTAGCAATCCATTCATTATCTTTTAAGACTACAGCTTGCTTAGTATCTGGATTAAATGCTAAATTAGCCATTAATATTTTCCTTACTGTCCTACTTAGATGGAACTATATTAAACTGATTTGGAGGTGGTGGTGTTTTTGGTGTTCCGGGTCTTCCTCCTTGACCACGATTCTTTGTTTTATCTGACTTAGAATTTTTAGATTTATTTTTTACTTCTGAGTCAAGTCCAAGTATCTTTCTAACTTTTTCTGAAAAATCAGAACCTATTATATTTATAGGTTTTTTACCTATTTGTCTCAAAGCTTCTTCATGAGCTTTTGCTAGTTGATTGTTAATTCTATTTTGCATATCTTTATCTTGACCATAAAAAGATTTTTTAACTCTAATTGATCCATCAGGACCAACAGAAACATTACCTTGCATTGAAAAACCAACTGCGTCTTTTGCTGCTTTAGATAGTGCGTTCATTTGTGTAGTAATCTTTTCAGGACTCATCTGTCCTTCAGATTTTGCTTCTGCTTTTAATTTTTTAATTTCAGATCCTGTTTTTTCTATATTCTTTCCTGCTTGTTCAGCTTTAACCATCTTTTCACGTATTGCTGATGTTTCAGCAAATGCTTCTTTACTTTGATTTGCTTTTGCTTCAGCAGCTTCTCTTTTGAAATCTATTTTCTTTTGGTTTATCTCATCTAACTTTTGTTGATCCTTTTCTGCTTGAGCTTCTTTTCTTTCTTGGTCTAACATATCTTGTTTAAACATAGCATCAAGATACTTACGTTGTTCTTTATCTAGATCAGATCGTACATCAGCATAGACAGACATACCAGCAGCACCTGCTGCACCTAATGCTCCAACAAGTCCTACATTCTTAGTTTGAAGTGCAGCCTTACTTGCAGCCGCCAAAGGTTTTGTAAGCATCTCTCCAGTAGTCATGGTAGGTTCACGTTCTTTTCTATACTTATCCATTAAAGCTTGACGTAATAAATTACTTTCTTGCTGTTGTCTTTTTCTTGCTTCATTAGAAGCTCTCAGACGAGCAAGAGTAGCTGTTCTTGCTTCTTGTTGAGCAGCTATACGTCCTCGAATCTCTTTCTGAATATCCCCAGATCCTAATCTTTGTTGTAATGTTTTTATTAATGGACTTGCAAATCCTGACCTAACTGATCCGGGGGTCTGTCTTTTAACTACAGGTAAACTACTTAGTCCTTTATTAATTTTTCCACCATTTTTAAATCCAAAAATAGAAAAAGGATTTTTACCTGTAGATTGTCCATATATATTTAATCCAGTTAGACCAGCACTTAATAGCTGTTGACCAATAGGAGTTCTAGGAGTAGATGTTGATTCTGTTTTACTAAGAGCTTGTGTAAAAGGACTACCATATACAAAACCTTGATACTTAGCAAGTTCAGTAGGTAAGAACTCTCTTTTTTCCATCTCACGAGCATAAGCCTCATCAAGAAGTGCTTGTGTTCTTTGCCTTCTTTGTTGTCCTATATCAGTTAATAATCCAGCTTCAGCAAGACCTACATTAAATTTCTGTAGTCCTAGTCCTCTTCTATCTTCAGCAGCACCAAGTCTTCGTTCTTCTGCACCCAGAATGTCACCAGCTTGTTGACGAGCAGCAGCTTGCGAATATTGAAACTGTCTGACAGCATCTTCATAAGCTTTTTGAGAACCTTTTGCTTGTATGTCTGCAAGGGTTTGTGCTTGACCTGTACCAAGAAGAGCAGCTTGTACACCAGCACGACTACCAAGACCAGACATACCTCCAGCAGATATAGCCTGTCTCTCAAACTCAGGCATAATTCTTTGAGCAAAATCTTCTTGGGCTTTTCTTTTCTGTACATCTACAACTGCTTGTTGATAAGGACTCATATATTCTTGTAGTCCTTCAGCAGTCATATCAGTTTGCATACCTTCTATAGATTTTCTAAACTCATCTAAAGATCCACCATAGTCACCTAATGCAGCTTCATAATCTTCTAGATAGGGAGTCTGAACTCCAACAAGTCCTTTTAATTTTTCAAAAGCAGCAAGTTCATCAGGATCAAACTCAGCAATAGTTTTTCCTTCATATGGTTGATAACCTTCTTCTTTACGTTTAGTAAAGATATCTTGAGCTTCTTTTAAAATCTCTTCTGCATAAGGTTTTAATTCTGGAGAAATATCGCCAACAACTTTTGAAGTTGTAGTTGTCTGTGGTTTACCAAAAAGAAAATCAAACATACCCATTTTATGTACCTATCCTATTGCTGCTCTTAGTGATGCTAATCCATTAATCTCATTAGGTTGCTTATCTGTACCATAAGCTTTCTTCCTAATTTCTTTTACTACTTTATCCATTACATCTGCACCTGCGTCTGCACTACCATTACCTAGTGCAGCCATTGTATGTGCATCTACAATATATTCATCTGGACTTACTGCAAGAGTTGCTACCTGATCACCATTCTGCATAATTGGCATCTGCACATTATCTTGCATACCATGTCCTTCACCCGGAACCATGCCGTTACCAAAGCTTACTGTCATTCCCTCTGTGCCAGCTTTGGCCTGTACTGTAGGCTGTTGTTGCATACGCATCATAGCTATATTATCTAGAGGACTCTCAGTATTCAAAGCTTGTTTTATATTCTGTAAGTTAGCCATACGTTGTGGATCTGATGGTCTTACATTCATAGGTCTTTGATTAGCTGGTAACATCTCTTGTTCAGGCATTTGAGGTGTCATTGGTGTAGGCATCGTAGAAGGAGCTATTAACTGTTGGGCTTGTTGAAACTCTTCAATAGTAATACCTGCATTTTGAGCAAGCTTATTAAGCCCTGATAGCTTTAACATTTCTCTCAGTTGTTCATTCATTTTAATTTACTTTCAAAAGGATTAGCCATCATGTTATTATAGTTCATGTTCTTAATCTTTCCAAACTGCTCCATCTTCTGATCAAGACGAAAACGATTTGGATCTACAGCCTGTCCAGTATTCATATTACCAATCAGGGTACTGTTATTCACAAGATCAAAATGTTCCTTCATACTCTTCATTAATTTAAATCCTGCCATGAAGTTTCTACACCTAAACTTACATATCCTCTAAACTTTCCAGAGCTTGTTGAATATGCTATGTCACCTTTTTGTGGACGACCTAAACTTGTTACTGTTACCACTGTGCGAAATGTTGTAGATGGTGTTAAATCTATTGCAACATCTCTGTTATTTAATTCTTGTACTAAAGTGTTCCCCCACCTTTGTACTTCATTATACATTTGAATTAGATCATCATTTGTAAGAGCAAATGGTAATATAGGATACTGAGCCACTATCTCTCTCCATCACCTTGTAATGCTATTCGTACTGATCCCCATCGCCAACTAGCATTGTTTGATCCACATGATACTCTAATCTTTGCTTGCCTTCCTCTTGCTCTAAAATCTACTTTCTGTGTGTTGTTAAAAATATCAAACTCTTTCTCTACTGTCTCTGTACTCTCTGGATATTTCTTTGTAATAACTTTCATTTTAAGCTGACCAGTAGACAGGTCAAAGTCTGGTATAACTCTGTTCATATACATAACTGCATTACCATCTTGTACATCAAAGTCTGCTGATTCAATAAAGGATGGTAATACTTCACCACTACCAGTAAAGACTGTAGGTGGTTCATTATTATAAATGTTATTACCAACAGCAGTAACACCAGTTGTTATTACATTTGTAAATGTAGTTCTATCTTCAAATGTAGTAAAGATACTATCACCATATACCCAGTAGTTTTCTTCTGGATTAAAGATAACATACTTATCACATTCTGTACTTGTAGTAGAAGGATAGAGCCAAATTATTTCTCTAAACTCTGAGTTAATACCACAATATATTTTATCATAGTAAGTTGTATTAATGTCATCAAAGATATATCTACGTACTGTACAATCTATAACTTGTGCTGCACCAGTGTTACGATAGAAGTTATCATGTCCCATCCAATAAGTAATACCATTATAGTCTATAGCTGCATGTTGTCCAATAAGACCACAGTTAGTTCCTAATTGTTGAAAGTTAAATACAAAACTACCACCAACATAAGTCATTAACCAGAGAGAATTATCTGTCCAAATATTAATAGCAGTTCTTGATCTTACTGCTCCAACTATACGAGTACCATCTGTAAGAACAACTTCACCTGATGTTGTATCTGCTCTTGGATTCCACTCTGTACGGTCATCTTGATCAGACCAACGAACTAACATTGGATTAAACGTACCACTTACTGTAGCTGCAACATCATATTGATTAGCTCCCATACAAATAAGATGCCTATCATTAGGAGACACAATAATTGAATTAACACTTACAGGCGATGTTGTTACTGATGTAGCCCTATCTAATTGTCCACCAGTAGAAGCATCTGAGTCATAGTAAAATATACCACCACCCTTACGATTTGCTACAACATCATCACCCCAGTTATCAAAGCTCCAGTTTGTAATATCAAAAAGTATACCACTTGCACTTAAAGAAGCTGGTTGATTCCAAGCTCTTGTTTGAGATGCACACACTGTAGCTTGATAAGCAGCAGCACTATATCCTAAACCAGCCGCTGCTGTAGAATTACCTGTAGGTATATAATATTTAAATGTTGCTTTACCTACACCTGTCTCTGTGCTATCTGCATTTGAAGTAACATTAATTGTAAATACATTAGCACTTTCAATAGATACTATTTGATATGTATTTCCCTGTAAAGATACATTACTTGATCCTATAGCTGAAGTAGATGTAAATAAAACATAATCACTTATTGCTCTACCATGTCCTGTATCTGAACAACAAACTCTTGTGCTTCCAGACGATGTTCCAAAACAAGCTGTTAAAGTAGTAGTAGTTGTTATTGGTGTTACATCATATAATTCATCACCTTCATGAACATATAATTTATCTGGTGTACCAAATATAGCAGTAGCATTATTATCTGCTGGTAGCCAAGTTAATAGAGCACGAGCAGAGCCATCAAAGGTAGTTCCTTGCGCTCTTGTTTCATACCCACGCATATTCTCAGGTTTACCTTCTCGAAAGCGCACACGGTTTCCATCGTACCACTTACCCTCTTCAGCGTATTGTGTGGACTCTCTGTGAAAACCCGGTACAAAATCAAACTTAGTTAATGTTGCCATATTACGTCTTGATAATGTAGTTTAAGATAAATGTTGGCTGTACGTTATTGTGTGATGTATCACTACCAGTGTTTTGAACTAACAAGTCACCCTCTGTGCTTTGTGTTTCATAAGTCGGTGGCTGACCTGTCTGATACTGATCTTGCCGTCCAACACCTTTAAGTGTTGTATTTGCTTGTCCTTCATCAGTAGGATAATCACCTAATAATCCATGACTATGTGCTGCTAATTCAGCAGTTGTAAGTTGATGAGTTTCATCACCACCAGAAGCACCAAGAGTATCTCCATCTACACCACCAGTTTGTCCTGTAAGTCTATCAGCACTTGATCCACCCATATCATCTTGACCAGCAACAACACGACCACGCAAGTCAGGAAGATTAAATGTTGTAGAACCATCACCTGTACCATACGTTGTACTTATAGCAGAAAATAAATCACTATAAGTAGTTCTACTTATTGCTTGGCCATAACAGAATAGATACCCACTAGGTTCAGTTGTACCAGCATAAGGAATAATTCCTCCAACTGGAAGAGTTACAATATTTGTTAAGTTAGAACCATCACCATAGTAAGCACTAGCACATACTTTAGAACTTACTAATACATTTCCTTTTACTGTAACATCACTACTAAATGTAGCATTACCTGATACAGTTACAGTGCTATTAAATGTAGCTGCTCCTGAAACTGCCATTGTACTATTAAATGTTGCAGCACCTGAAACTGTCACACTAGATTCAAATGTAGCAGTAGATTGAAATGTTGCTGCACCAGCCGCAGTTATTGCACCAAACTCTGAAGGGACAACATTATACACTGAAGTACCATCACATATTACATGTTGGTTAGTAGCAGGAGCTATTGTTACACCAGTATTACCAGCTACTTTAAGAATAATATCTGCACCTGCTGAAGCATATGATACAGAGTTACGAACAATATAACCTTTAGATTGATTAGGAACAATAATATTAATAGTACTTTGTGTTCCACCTACACTACCTGTTAGTTCTAAAAAAGCAGCACGAGCTTGATCACCTGTTCCAGAGTTAGCAGTAAGTGTAACATTAGCACTAACACCTACAGTTATTGATTCGTATCCTGCTATTGCATCATCAACAAGACTAATAACTCCATCATTGAGAACTTGGCCCCAACTATTTGGATTATCTCCATCGCCTTGTTTTGTAAGACGTAAACTGGATGTATATGTACTAGCCATT